ATGAATAAATACGAAAAAGAAGCAAGAGTCTATCCAGCTATCGCAGGAATGATAATTCCTATTATCTTGACTACATTGTATGTCACATCGTTTATACCCAAATCTTTGGATATATGGGAGTCAATAATTGCAAAAATCGGATTGTTTATCCCAGTGACTTTATTTTATGGTGCATTAGCCTATTGGGTTCGTCAACTGTTTATTGATGCTTCTAAACGATTGTTTCAGTTTCGTTTGTTTAAAGAAGATGAAACTGAGATGCCTACAACAAAGCTTCTTCTTTGGAGTAGCGATGTGAGAAAGTCTGAAGCTGATATAAAACGGATAGCTGAAAAGGTAAAGATAGATTTTGGCATTCAACTATTATCAAAAGATGAAGAAATCGCTAATCTATCCGAGGCTAAACGTACTATTGTTGATGCCGTTGGAAAGATGAGGGAGGTGACTCGTAATAATGAGAATCTTCAACAGTACAATAGAAAATACGGATTCTGCCGTAACTATCTTGGAGCTTGTGTGTATGCTACAGGGGCAATTATACTTGCACTTACTGCAAATTTTATTCTAGATATGCCATATGCAAGGATATTACTTGTGGCTTTAGCGGCTCAGATTTTATTAGGTATTATAGATTATGCATCTTACAAATCTAAAGCCTATGATTACGCTAGAGCAATGTATAACGCATATATAACTGGTGCAGAGTATGAACGAGAATAAAAATGTACTAAAGTACGAGTATGAAGCCCTGAAAGTGGGAGATGCTGACGCGATACTTATCAGACACTATATTAACGATGTGCCGTTTATCGTACTGATTGATGCAGGCAATGCTGGTGATGCTGCAATTATAAAAAAGCATCTTAAAGATTATTATAACAGTTACTATATAGACTTGGCAATATGTACACATCCGGATAGTGATCATAAAGATGGGTTCTTTGATCTGCTTCAAGATGATGATATTACTATAGATACATTTTGGTTAACTGATCCAGCTCAATATCTTGATGTTGATGATATACAAAATTATAGGAACAAAGAGAATGCAACAAAGGCTGTCCGTAAGATCTGGCAAAAATCTACAGACCCCAACCTCAACCTTATTGATTTAGCATTGAAAAAATGCGAAAAGGTGATGAGTGTAATTGATGGAGTCCAACATCCAATACTTCCAATAAGTATTGTTGGTCCTTCTGAGAAATATTACAGAGAGGTAGTAAAGACTATGGTAGCTGATTATGGTATTAAGACATACGATGATAGTTCAAAAGAAGCATATGACGATGCGTTCAAGATTGATGAGAATGATATAAAGAGTGTAATCGATAGTGAGGAAGATTCATCTCCTTACAATGCTTCCAGCCTTATTATCTTGTACGAACCGGGGGATGGCAAAAGACTACTCTTTGCAGGAGATGCAAATACCACCTCTCTTCAGATGATGCTGAACAAATATAAATGGTTGAGAAATGTGGATTTTCTTAAAGTTCCGCATCATGGAAGCCGTAGAAATCTGAATACGTCAATCATAGAGGATCTTTCCCCAAAAAGTTCCTGTATATCTGCTGCTGGCAATAAGAAACACCCTAGTGGACGTTTAGTATATTGGCTTGCTAAATATGGAAACGTCTACTCTACTCATATTTGTAATTCCTATATGCATTGTCAGTCGGGAACCATACCAAATAGAAATGGTTCTGTAAATCTAATGCCATTAAAGAGGAATCAGAATAACAAGTTGTAAACGTCAAGTTAATTTCGGTACTGTTTTGAAATATTAAGGATATGTAGATAGCTTTTTACTTGCGAGTTAAAGAGTTGAGAGACTGTAAACTAAAGTGTGTCAAGTAAAGGGAAAAGAAATTATTAACTTTACAGACACACTTTAATTATGAGCAATTCATTTGATTTTGAGGAAATCAAGGCACAAGCCATTGAAAAGCTGAAGGCAGGAGTGTCGCTATCCGGCAAGGACGGGGTATTGGCGCCTTTGTTGGAGAATCTGCTGAATAGCGCCCTGGAAGGAGAAATGGACAGTCATCTTGACGAAGTCGAACGCGAGATGGGCAACCGCTGCAACGGTCATATGAGCAAGCAGGTACAGACATCAATGGGAGAAATAACCATAAACACACCGCGCGACCGTGACAGCACTTTCGATCCCCAGGTTGTGCGTAAGCGAGAGAAGATCCTTGCGGACTCACTTGCGGGCAGAATCATAGGCCTGTACGCCATCGGCAACAGCACAAGGGAAATAAGCGACATTCTGGAGGAACAGTTCGGCAACCGCATATCGGCAGAGACCATAAGCAGCATAACGGACCGTGTCCTTCCTGAGATACAGAGCTGGAAAAACCGGCCTCTGGACCGGGTGTATCCCATCGTATGGCTTGATGCGGTGCATTATAAGGTAATGTACGAGAAGAACCGTCCAGTGACACGAGCCATCTATAATGTACTGGCCCTTACATGCGAGGGAAGAAAAGAGCTTCTTGGCATGTACATATTCAAGAGCGAGGGAGCCAACTTCTGGCTCGGCGTCCTTACGGATCTCCAGAACAGAGGTGTCCAGGATATCCTCATCGCCTGTGTTGACGGGCTAAAGGGCTTTCCCGATGCGATAGCAAGTGTCTTTCCTCAAACTACGGTCCAGCTCTGCATCGTACACCAGATATGCAACTCTGTCAAGTATGTTGCCAGCAGAAACCAGAAAGAGTTCATGCGGGACCTGAAACTCGTATATCAGGCGGTCAACAAAGATGCCGCAGAAAAGGCACTTGACGACCTTGAAATCAAGTGGGGCGAGGACTATCCTATTGTCATCAAGAGCTGGCGTGAGTACTGGGACCGTCTGACCGCCTACTTCCAGTACTCACAGCATATCAGAAGGATAATATATACTACAAATACCGTAGAAGGCTATCACCGCCAGCTCCGCAAGGTAACCAAAAACAAGGGTGTATTTATATCTAATACCGCCCTGGAAAAACTTGTCTATCTTGCATTTACGAGAATACGGAAGAAGTGGACACAACCGGTGCAGAACTGGGGCCAGACGGCCCAGCAACTGGCCATCCTGTTCCCGGACAGGTTCAGGATCTTGGCCTGACAACATCTTTCGTTTGGAGTTCTTTGACGATATTGATAACTTAGCGGAGCCGTTTTGGGATATTGATAGTTCCAAAACGACTCCGAAATATAACTTGACACAGTTTAGTTTACACTACCAAGAGTTGAAAGTCAGACAATGCGCAATCTAACTACTGACCGGTTTCTTAAGGTCTGTAGTCGAACATTTATATGATTAACTATTTTTTTACATTCAATTCTTTTGCTCGTCCCGCTAAAATCCTCAAAAAATTATTTCTAACATCATCTGTTTCTGTATCTACACGAAAAATACCTATGCTCCGTTAATTATTTCTCAAAGTTAAATAACAATCCATTTACATGCGGTTGTTAATATATGGCAATTATAATTGACAATGAGTTTATCGTGCTCTCATGTGAAAACTGTCGCCATCCATGCAGAAACTTCCATTCTTTACATCACTCCCCTAACATAAAGTCCATTTTTGCCATATATTATCTGAATGAAAGGCAAGTCCTGGCTTTGCTGCTCAGTTTTCATCTCATTGAACTGCTGCTCGTCTATTGTGCTGGGGCTATTGGGCATATTAGGATGTGAGTGCCATTCTCCTAGGTAGCGAACTTGATGATATGTCAACGCTGTTATTCGCTCATACTCTTTTGTAAGCCCTCCAAAGCCCCTAACGAACGACACTGGCGTATGAATACTATCTTTTGGGGCTTCCACCATATAATAAATATATACTATGCCATAGTCTCTGTCATAACTTCCGAAGAGGCATCCTCCAGTCTCTGCATTAGGGGAAGTTTCATACATTATCTTCATTTTTGCTTCTACAACTGAAGACAGATAAATCGTTACATTCGAAGAAGAATATTGGCTCCACGCTGACACTGACATAGGCAGGCTTTCAACCGTACCATCTTCCATATTTAGATGCCAGACATTCAGAAATTCTTTCTCATCTAAGAAATGTTTTCTTATCTGTTGGGATAAGATGCCAGCCAAAATACGTACATTTTCATAATTAAGTATCACTGATTCTTCTCTGCAACTGAAAGTGTTTGTGCTCACCTTATTAGTTTGTTCTAGATGATGTTCAAAACGATGGTCTTCTATCAGATTACGATAATAGTCCATCTCCAACAAATCAAGTGTATGCGTTCTTGCAGCATCTTCCATTAAAAGCACCAAATCGTCACCCTTGGGATTTAGAAAAGAGGTGCATCGTCTTTTATCACCTTGTTCACGAGACAAATGCCGTTCGACAGCTATAGATGTACTAACGTCTATAATCAGTTGGGTCCCATCGTTCATTCGTTCCTTGTCGTGTTTGCTCAAAGACAAATAATTGCCCTCCAGAGCTGTCAACTTTTGGGCAAATATGCCTTTATACAGGTCCTTTATAGACTTCACCTTAGATGTCATCACTTTTTCTGCAGGTAAAATATGCCTACATATGTTATGTGGAAACAAAAAGTCAAAGTCTGTGATGACAAGTTCCTTTGTTATACCCTCTCTTACAAAGTGGTCAGTCAATGCGGAGCCTAAAGTTCCAGAACCTATAATGGCAATTTTGGATAGAGTATCACTTACTCCATTTCTTATTGCATTCTCTTGTCTTGAAGTCATATCCAACACCATTGCAACCTCCACTGGTAACTGATAGAACCATGCTTCAAAACTTTCCGTAGATAGTTTGCGTTTTTTTACCAGCACCTCACTAGGCGAACATATTGTCTTGATAACAAACAGGTTCTTATTAGATTGGGTTCCGGCCTGATCCTGCTGTGTGACATATACTAGTAAGAGTAAAGGAAGTGTGGCTTTTCCAGCCACTGTCCTTTGGAGCAAAAGGAGGAGCGTGTCTGTCAATGATTCATGAATTGACGAGTTTATTTGCTGTAAATCCCCAAGCGTCCGTGGAATACGTGCAAAGTTACTCGCATAAATCTTTTCAGTTGGCAGCCAACAGGTGTAGTGAGTGGCATTTCTCTTTTCTACAAAATCCAGTGTAGATGTCAAATTCGATTTTTTAGTGTACCTTGCATATGGGTTCTTATCTCTAGGTATATTCATCAAACAGCACATCTCTTGGAAAGCAAAAAACACTTCTAATGGTCTGTTATCCTCATGAAGTTTATTTTCACTGTTTAGACTAAACCAACGGCGTATTGACGTAATATAGTCGTACGCATTGAATAAAGGACGAATATCTAAGAATGTAATATCTGAGATACATAAAGATACAGGCCTAGCATATGGTCTTGCATTGGAGTGTGGCAACTCTGTGGGAAAATTTTTTCGCAAAGCATATACCTCAGGAAGTGACATGTCTTCTTTATGACATATGATAGCAATCTCCTCTGCGCTCCTGATGTCATTGACAGGTTCATCGGGCACTTCCAAACATATCAGCTTTGCTCTAATGATTTCATCTCCATCGTTGTTGATGTAACACGACACATCTTCTGCATAGCAATGTCTGACCAAAGCAGCATAGATGCTTCGTGCTCTCGCTAAACGTAATTGTTCTCCTCGGATTTCATGGCCTCGGATAATATTTATATTATAATCCTTCATTGACCGGCACGTGGAGCAGGGTTAGCAATAGAGGGGGTTCCGGCTATAGCCGTTAGTGCCAACAGCTTTTTCCCCGTTTCTGAAATCTTAAACACAATAGGTTGAGGTATTTCACCTACTTTGTTATGAGTAGCTGTATTCACGAAATGTACAGATCCTGATTTCAATTTCTTGATATACTGTTGCTTTGCTTGATAACAAGGTGGATTCTTGCCGTCATTTTTTATTTCATCCGAAGATGCCACGACATGTGCAGCAGTACCTATCTGTTTATCAAGAATAGTCTCCGCTGAAGGAAGAATTTCTTTTTTATTGTCTGATACATTGAAGAACGACCAAGAGCAATGATGCGGTGATAGGAAGATATTCCATTTCAATTTTTCATCGTCGCTATTGTTGTCTAGAATATGCTGCCAGATATCATGTTCGGCATCACCGCCCATCAACACTCTAGTTTTATAATACACTTCCCCTGCTATTTCCACTTTAAACCAGAATTGCACGACAATTGATGTAGCATTTTTATCATCATACTTCTTACTGGTCTCTACATCTTCCTTAAAAGGAGCATGGATAAAGATTTCAAGCCAAGAGAAACTACTGCCATGAGCAGATGTTATCACTTTGCCTGGTACATAACAGTAACGACTGTCGAACTCCTTGTCTTGGTCGTAGCCGATGATACGCAGGTAATTACCCCTGGATCCTTTGAAATCAGGATTATCGTCATATAGTTCCTTACGACGTTTAGCCTCTTTACGAACAGCTACAGCTGTGTCAGCCAGATTATTCTTCAATCCTCGAGGCGTTATCCAAAGTTCCTCGATGATAATCTCATTTTTGTTCTTATCTTTATTATAATCATTTATCTTGCCATGATAGAAATTATCTTCAAAGCCTTTGCAATGGTCATCATGTGGGTGGGTGCTGATAAACAGATCAACATACGGTCGGCCTGAGGTATCCTTTTTCAACTCTTTGAGTAGATCTGCCTTAACATCGTAGTTAATTTGTTTTCCCTTACCGTCTGTAAGGTCTGATAAAATCTGACAATCTACGATTATTGTCATGCCATTATCTAGCTTTATCAGCGTACAGTCCGCATTACCCACAGGGTAATATTTGATTGTATGTTCCATATCCAACTTCTATTACTTTTCTTTCTTTTTACTAACAATGTATTCAACACTTTTGCGCACGTATGAAGTTTGCTTGCGATATGCAAACAAAAACAACAAGGTCAAGCATGCAATTGCGATTAGCGCCATCCAAGAAGTATGCATAAATTCATTCACACACGGAATCAAGTTCAGACCGAATAATATCAACAACGTAAGGAATGTCGCCAGAAAGGTTCGATACATGTTGTTCTCTGCCGAAAGGATTCCTATCTTGGAGTCATAGGCCTCTGCATCCTTATAATCACTATAGGGAGCAAACACAACAAACTTCCATTTTTTCAAATAGTGTTCCAATAGTAATGAGCCGATTCTGCTTAATACCATTCCGGAACAGTAACCTCCAAATAACATAAGGAACACATTGTCCAAAGATAAGTCATAAATTCCTAGAATATCTACGAGTACCAAGAATAATGTTCCCGGTATCATATAGTTTAAGAATTGATATACTGAAATTTTATCAAGAAATTTGTCCATATTAATCATAGTCTTCAATTTCGTCAAACGCACTCATTGGCGTTTGATATGGTAATTGCCAATTAAAATTGTAATAAAAAACAAAGCTGCTGCAATCTGCAGTCTTAAATATTTTTGCTGTTGGTATCTTCTCTAGCACCATATTCACCAAACGTCTTGATGGATGATGGCTATCAAGGCCATTTGGTGGGCAGGAAATAATATACTCCTTTGCCATAATCCGTTGAATTAATGCAGGAGTCACATTTTTTCTGCTACCATGATGAGGTAATTGTAACACATCAATAGACTTATGCACCAAGCTAAATTGTGAGTCCTTATAGTCCAGTGCCTCTTCTATGCTATTCTTTCCTGCGTCAGCAGTAAGAAGATAATTTTTGTTGGGCATGCATAGCAAAGAGACAATACTGGTCTCGTTGATAGCAGTTGTGTTCTCATTTCGCCATGACATAAATCCTTTGATATAATGCACCAGTTTATTCATCGTCCTAGTGAACGTCGTAGTATTGTTGCTATCATCCAGAGTGGTTGGTGTTTTATCTGACTCAAGAAGTTTGCTGCGGTAAAGATCTTTTGATGGAGATAGTATAGTAAGGCAGCCAAAATAGTTGTTTCCTACTACGGGGTGTATGATATTGTTTTCTCCAATTTTGGATATAGCAACCTGTTCCAGCTGATAAGCATACTTGAACGCCTCAGTCATTCGTTTATTAACGCTCTTGTCCGTAATCCTACTGTCTGCAAAATAATCTGCTGTTATATTGGAGTCTCGCCAAGGACGATTCATTATCAGCTTCTTAATTGTCAACGACTGTTCTTCAAATAACCTTATTAGGCCGGAAATATGATCTATGTCGGGATGGGTGTTGATAACTAAGTCTATGACAGATATATTAAGATTTTTTAGATATGCAATAATCTTTTCGCCAGTCTCTTTATAACCACCATCTACAACAATAATCGTTGGTTTTTGATCTTCATCCAAAAGCCTTATCAAAATGGCATCGCCTCCTTTAGAAGCACTACCAACCTGAAAAAATCTTATTTCATATGCATTAATCATTTTTCTTTTTTTTAGTCAATGTCCCTTTCTACAGAATTTGATATAAAATTACGTTTTTTTCGTTATATGACAATAAATTCTCTATAGATTTAATGAAAATTATTTGTATGAGATAAATATTCTATAGCATGAAAATATTTTGATAAGATTAATATCGTATTATAGGTTTGAAGTTGTATAGCAGTTCTATTCACTTCTTTTTTGCAGGACTAAGTTATAGAAATACAACACAACGGTTGTTTTATTGAGGCATTTGCAGTAACTTTGCAATCAAAGCTAAAATGGTATTCTAATGAACATGACGACAAATAGAATGTCACCTGTGACTTCCATATCGACAACATGTGAAACGGAACAGGATATAAAAAATTGGTCGCAATACTCACAAGGTATTGCAGCTGCCATGTCTAAACGAATGGCGGAGCTCGGTTTGACACAACAGATGCTTGCTGAAAAAATGAACTGCACCCAACAATACATCTCCAAAGTATTGAAAGGGAAAAAGAACATGTCGTTGGAAACCATATGTAAGATTGAGAATGCATTAGGCATTGAGATTATCAAAGGCCTGAATACAAAAGAGTAACGGAACAGCATAATTATGACAATACAAAGTGAAGCGGCACTAGAAGCTGGACTTATCGCCACACTTCAGCAAATGGATTATGAGTATATTCATATTGCAGAGGAGGATAATCTTCAAGCCAATTTCAAACGGCAGTTGGAGATACACAATCGTAAGCGGTTGGAGGAACATGGCCGTACTCAGTTTACCAACGAGGAATTTGAAAAGATACTTATCTATCTTGAAGGAGGAACACGCTTTGAAAAAGCGAAAAAACTCCGGGATCTCTATCCGCTTGACACGGCAGACGGCAAACGCATTTGGGTAGAATTTCTCAACCGCCAACAATGGTGTCAAAATGAGTTTCAGGTGTCCAACCAAATCACGGTGGAAGGGCGAAAGAAATGCCGTTATGATGTAACCATTCTTATTAACGGACTTCCATTGGTTCAAATTGAGCTGAAGCGACGTGGAGTGGAACTCAAGCAGGCATATAATCAAATACAGCGTTACCACAAGACATCTTTTCACGGTTTGTTTGATTACATTCAATTATTTGTAATTTCCAATGGCGTAAACACACGCTATTTTGCAAATAATCCGAATATAGGTTACAAATTCACCTTCAACTGGACTGATGCTTCCAATCATCCATTCAATGAATTAGATATGTTTGCTGCATTCTTTCTCGAGAAATGTACACTCGGAAAAATTATTGGCAAATATATAGTGTTACATGAGGGTGATAAGTCTTTGATGGTTCTCCGTCCATATCAGTTCTATGCCGTAGAAAAGATATTGGATAAAGTAAAGAATTCAAACGACAACGGCTATATATGGCATACGACAGGTGCCGGAAAGACATTAACTTCTTTCAAGGCAGCCCAACTCGTTTCCGAACTGGATGATGTTGATAAGGTGATGTTTGTTGTTGACCGCCACGACCTTGATACGCAGACGCAGTCAGAATATGAGGCATTCGAACCAGGTGCGGTGGATGGTACGGATAATACTGATGAATTAGTAAAACGTCTACAAAGTAATTCCAAAATTATCATTACTACTATCCAAAAACTCAATGCTGCCGTCAGCAAGACTTGGTACAGTAACAAGATAGAAGCAATACGCCACTCTCGCATTGTTATGATATTCGATGAGTGCCACAGAAGCCACTTTGGGGAAAGTCACAAACGAATAATGAAGTTCTTTGACAATGCCCAAGTATTCGGTTTTACGGGTACTCCTATCTTTGCGGAGAATGCAGTGGACGGGCATACCACAAAAGAAATCTTTGGGAATTGTCTGCATAAATACCTCATCAAGGATGCCATTGCTGATGAAAATGTATTGGGGTTCCTTGTAGAGTATTATCATGGAAATGAAGAGGTGGAAAAAGAAAATGCCACCCGTATGGAGGAAATAGCAAAGTTCATCCTCAATAATTTCAGCAAGTCAACTTTTGACGGGGAATTTGATGCACTGTTTGCCGTGCAGTCTGTACCCATGCTTATCCGTTATTATAAGATATTCAAATCTCTGAATCCTAAAATCCGCATAGGTGCGGTATTTACATACGCAGCTAACGGCAGTCAGGATGACGAACAGACAGGAATGGGTACAGGGCAATATGTAAGTGGTAGTGTAGGAGATGTTGACGAATTGCAGGCCATCATGGATGACTATAATGAAATGTTCGGTACTTCATTTACAACAGAAAATTTCCGGGCATACTACGATGATATAAACCTGCGCATGAAAAAGAAGAAAGCGGACATGAAACCGCTTGATCTTTGTCTTGTTGTAGGAATGTTTCTTACCGGTTTTGACAGCAAGAAGCTGAATACGCTTTATGTGGATAAGAATTTGGAATATCACTCTTTACTACAAGCTTTTAGCCGTACAAACCGCGTATTGAATGAGAGAAAAAGATTCGGCAAAATTATATGTTTCCGTGATTTGAAATCCAATGTAGATACGGCAATCAAGCTGTTCAGCAATTCCAACAACCTGGAGGATATTATAAGGCCACCATACGAGGAAGTAAAAAAAGAATACAGACAGTTGGCATCGGATTTTTTGAAAAAATACCCTAATCCAAGTTGTATTGATATTCTGCAAAGCGAAAAAGACAAGAAAGACTTTGTACTGGCATTCCGTGATATTATCCGTAAACATGCTGAAATCCAAATATATGAAGATTACAATGAAGATGCGGAAGATCTTGGAATGACAGAACAGCAATTTAATGACTACAAAAGTAAATATCTCGATATTACTGTCGGATTTATCGATACACCTGCCAGTCCATCTGTAGTTGCCGAAGAACCTGTCCCTTACGGAAATAATCAAGGATTGGAGGATGTGGATTTCTGTTTGGAACTTCTACATAGTGATGTTATCAATGTAGCTTATATACTTGAACTCATTGCTGAACTTGACCCATATAGTGCCGATTATGCAGATCGCCGTCAGCATATCATTGACACAATGATTAAAGATGCAGAAATGCGTAGCAAGGCGAAACTAATTGACGGTTTTATCCAAAAGAATGTGGATGAGGATAAGGAGAATTTTATGGTGCAACGTAAAAAAGCGGATGGCACTAGCGATTTGGAAGAACGGTTGAATCAATATATTACTACAGAACGGGAAAAGGCAGTACGCTCTTTATCGGAAGATGAGGGTATTCCTTCTGATGTATTGACTCATTATTTGAAAGAATATGATTATCTCCAGAAGGAACAGCCGGAAATCATACAAAAGGCTTTGAAAGAGAAACATCTTGGCCTGATAAAGACAAGAAAAGCATTGACACGCATTCTTGACCGTCTGCGTGGTATTATAAGAACTTTTAGTTGGGAATAAAATATGAGTGACAATAAAGAAATAGGCTATGTATATATTCTTACGAATCCGAGTTTTCGTGAGGATTGGGTTAAGATTGGTAAAAGTTCACGTCCTGTTGATGTACGCTCAAAGGAATTGGATAACACAGCGGTTCCGCTTCCATTTGAAATTTTCGCCACTATTAAGACTGTTAAATATAATGAGGTTGAAAAGCATGTCCACAAGACAATTGACAGGTTGACAGATTTACGCATCCGTCAGAATCGTGAATTTTTCAATGTTTCTCCCCAATTAGCTTTGGAAATTTTTATTGATATTGCCAAAATGATAGATGATGCTGTTATTACTCGATATAAAGATAATAAGCCTATCAATGAAAGCATGAAAGAAAATGGAGAAGTCTTCAACGAACAAACAAAAATAGCGAAACGTGGCCGTTTTAAGTTTAGCATGGTAAATATCAAGGTTGGAGAATATATAACGTTTACTCCAACCAACCTACAAGTAAAAGTAGCGAGTGATGATACGGTAGAATATGATGGTCGCATTTACAAATTGTCTCCATTTGTAGGAACATTTATGCCAAAAGAAAGGCAGACACAATCAGGAGCTTATCAAGGAGCAAAATATTTCACATACAATGGAGAAATATTGGATGATTTGAGAACAAAAATGGAACAAAACAAAGAAGACAAATAATGTTATGATTAGATTAATAGATAATATAGACCTTGTATGGAAAAATAACCAGCCGTTAGGATGTTGTATTCATAATCGGACATGGCAAAAGATAGCTTTACAACAGGGTGATATGGATGGTGCATGCGCTGTGTATTCATTGATGATGTACCTTATCGCAATAAAGGTTCTTACTTATGCCCAAGTAAAAAATCTTAATACAAAATTTAATGGACAGACATCTAAAGGGCGACTGTTCAAGGAATTTTTTGAGAAAGAAGGCCGATCCGGAAGGGGGCTTTTTTGAAACTATAAGCGTTATTTTATAAGTTTTTGATAGATAAAGTGTTAGGTTGTTGAAGGAGAACGGTCGAGACCGTATAAACCTTTCATTACCGTATATCCTACTCTTTTCATGTAGGTAATTATGTAGGTTAATTTAGAGCAACTAATGCCTACTAATGGTAATTAAAGCAACAACTTAACACTTTATCTTTATGTATACAATTAATATACGGGGTAAGATGAACCCCAAGGACCAGAAAATGGTCAAGCTGGAGCTGATTTTCTTCAAAACGGGCTATGCTCGCGTCCCAAAAGTTCTCAATATTACCGGCCTTTTAAAGAACTGGGATGCGAAATCTCAATGTTTCAAGACAGGAACGCCTGACGCAACGACCAAAAACAAGTTGTTATTTGACATTAAGACAAAGTATCTTCATGTCATCGACACATGGGAGAGTGAAGGCCGAAACTGGTCGCCCGTAGAAGTTTCTCATTACTTTGACGTCATCAAACAAAACAAGCCCGAGGTTAAAGTAAAGTCCGTGGTTCAGATGATTGATTCCCTGATTCTACGATTTAACGAAAAGAAGCGAATAAAAAACGGGCAAATAATAGATAGCAGTCCTAATGCACGAATCTACATGCAAATAAAGCGTTCACTGTCATCTTTCACCAAAGAAAAATACGATAGAGCTTTTTCATCCTATTACTTTATTGATATTACCGAACAATTTTTGCTGGATTATGCATTTTGGATCAAAGAAAGGGGCATAAAAAACGGCAATAAAGGCGGCCTTACAACCAAGCTTAGGAGATTAAGGGCCATATGTAATTATGCATATAAAGAAGGCATGTATGGTGTCAATATGGATGCGTTCCTTTGCCTGGGAGATGATATCAAATGGGATGAGACTACCTCAAAGGCTGTTTCGGATAAAGTCATTGAAAAGATTGCTAATATTGACCGAACTTTGTTCTCGCCGAAGGAACAATTACATCTTGATTTATTCTTATTCAGCTACTACACTGGCGGAATGGCAAACGTCGATGTGTGTAATTTGACATGGAATTTGGTTGAAGACGACCGCATTGTTTACGAACGTATCAAGTTCCCTAAAACGGCCAAGCCCATACTTATAACCAAAGCCAAGATGATCATGAATAAATATGTTGGGGCATGTTATGGGAACTATGTTTTTCCGGTCTTTACACATAAGCATACAACATCTTCAAAGAGACAAACACGAGTAAAGCAAATCTCTAAACTTGTATCCAGAACTTTGACGAAAGCATGTAAGATGCTCGGTATTACTGAAAATATTACATGGTATTCCGCTCGGGGCTCGTTTATCTCTAAAATGGTTGACAGCGGGAAACTTGCGGGAGTGGTTGCTGAGATGGCAGGAAACAGCCCGATGACAATATACAAGCATTATTATAAAAACACAAAACGAGATGAAATTAAACTGGAGATGGAAGCCATGTTCTGATTTTGCATTATATTTGCGAACGAATAATAAAGAAGCATAGAGATATGAACGAACTACTTCAAAAGATCCAGGAAGCGTTTGATGCCTTTGCAAAGGATGCCAAACTCCAGGAAGAAAACGGGAACAAGGCTGCGGGTACACGAGCCCGCAAAACATCATTATCTATTGAAAAGATGATGAAAGAGTTCCGTAAGACTTCCTTGGAAGCGTCCAAAAAATAATAGGAACAGACGTTTCAGGTAGCTTTTCGCTACCAAAATATGAGAAAGCGTTAGCTTTTGTTTTGCACCGAAATCTGGTAAATTTCTCTCATCCGCAAGACAAACAGTTTGCGCCCACATTTTGCGTGGGCTTAACTTGTTTGCGGATGGGTTTTACCAGAACCTCGGTGCTACGAGTTATGTCCCACGCTTTCTATTTTGGCATATAAAATGCTTGACGGGACTTCGAGCTACGATGATCCGTTATGGAAACGACTATATTGGATGAATTGCTGAAAATTCCAGCAGACGCAACCAGCGCAGTAGTAATGGGAGTAACCATGCAGGTGATTGACCCGGTGCAGGCTCAAAAGATGCTGGACACGGATCCTGAGGACAAACACGTCCACGAATGCGTTCTGGCAAACGGACGATTCTTGTTTGTTTGTGAAAACGGGATTTTAAGGTCCCTATATAAAGTATCAAGGGACCCTCGATAGTCCAGTCTTATTCAAATCATCTGACTTTTTCAGCAAAATCCTTGCTGGGTTTGAACGCGGGAATCGTGTGCTCCGGTACAATGATCGTCGTGTTCCGGGAGATATTGCGGGCAGTCTTGGCAGCCCTCTTTTTAAGAATAAAACTGCCGAATCCACGAAGAAAAACTTCCTCTCCCCCTATTAACGAAGACTTAATACCCTCCATCACGCCTTCGATCACCAGAGCTACAATGGCTCTTTCTATACCTGTTTGCTGCGATATTTCCCTTGTCAAATCTGCTTTCGTCATAGCGGTTCATATTATTTGTTATTGCCCGGAGGCAAAAATACAAATTTTATTCATTATCGATCGCCTCTTCAACCGTATTCCTGTCTAAACATTCACAGTTGAGACTTTCTATTCTTTTGATACAAGTAAAGTATCAAAATGAAGTTAGTTCTCAACAGAAAATTCAAAAGCACCTCCTACACAATTGGTGACTTATTCATCGACGGCAAGTTTTTTTGTAACACCATCGAGGATACCGTCCGTGAGCTACCGGCAACTTGTCCGGATACGACTCGCGGGCGCTCATGCACCTGCAAGGAGAAAGTGTATGCCCGAACAGCCATTCCTGCCGGTACATATAGGATAACTCTTGAGTATAGTCCCAAATACAAGCGGAAAATGCCTTACCTGCATGATGTTCCGCACTTTCTGGGCATCCTCATTCACTCCGGGAATACTGAAACCGATTCTGCGGGGTGCATCATAGTAGGAAAGAATACAGTCAAAGGGAAGGTCCTTGAGTCAAGGGTGACTTTTCAGAAGCTATACTCGCTTCTTGAAGGGCACGATGATATAACCATCCAGATCGTATAACGAGATGGCTGTTAACAGACTCAAGGCTCCCAGGAATGTCCGTATTGACTTTGCGCCATCTCCCCGACAATATGAGCTGTGGAAGTTGCTGCAGCCAAACTACTGCCCGCATTGTGGCGGTACCATAGAACAGGTGTTCATCGGTTATGACCAGCAGCAAAATCCGCAGTATAAGCCCCAATGTACCAAGTGTAAAACACAGAACTTGCCCCAGTTAATTCTGGGTGGCGGGGCGGCCGGCGGTGGAAAATCATACATCGGTAGCGTATGGCTTGTTTCATCGTGCATACGTTTCGATAACATTCGAGCGGTGGTTGGACGAAAGACCCTCAAGTCGCTAAAAGAATCGACATGGAACACCATTAAGGCCATATTGAAAGATTGGGGGTTGAAAGAGGATGTCAATTTTAAGATTAACAATCTCGAAGGTACATTGACATTCTGGAACGATTCGGTAATCATCATGAAAGAGATGGCCGATATTCCCAGCGACCCGAACTTTGAGCGCTTCGGCTCTTCGGAATATACCATTGCTTTGGTGGATGAGGTTTCCGAGATTTCCGAGAAAGCGGTGGAAGTCCTTTTTTCCCGATTGCGTTGGCGTATCCATGATACCTTCAAGACGCCGCGGATGTTGTTGACCACAAACCCGACCATTACATGGGTTCGTGCCCGCTTTGTTCAGGACGAGAATGGCGAAAGTGTGAAATGCCGTGAAGGGGAAGCGTATGTTCCGTTCAGCGTTTTTGACAATCCCAATATTGCTTTCAGGCAAGTATATGAAGCAGCCCTTAACAAGATTCGGGACCAGGCAACCAAAGAGCGATTGTTGTATGGTAACTGGGATTTCGTGGAAGCGAATGACATGGCGGTTTATGGAGGCTTTGACGGGGCACGCCATCTTGTAACCGGGTTGAAAGAGAAAGTTTATGATCCGACCCGCCCCATCATAACCGTATGGGACTTCAATGTGGCGCCACAGATGTCCGTGCTTTACGCTCAAATTGATTATGACAACAAGAAGGTATACATTCTTGAGGAAATACTCGGCAAGCCGGAAGACAAGGAAAACAACACCCCGGCTCTTGCCCGTAAGGTGAGAATGAAACTATACAGGGACAAGCATATCGGTGGCGTGGATGTGACTGGCGACCCGGCAGGTCTACAACGCTCAACGACCAATGAGGATGGCGTAAACAATTATACCATTATTGTAGACACTTTCGGCAAAGGGATACTGAGACCCAAAATCAAACTCCTGCGGAAGCAACCTCCGCAAGCCACGCGATGCGAGTTTGTCAATGAGGTTTTTAATGGATATGAAGGTTGGGAGATTCAAATTGACATCAAATGTCGACGTCTGACGCAGGACCTTATATACCAGTTGCGCAATGAGGACGGAACCAAAAGCAAGCATAAAGTAACTGACCCCAAAACAGGAGTCAAATACGAAAGATACGGACATCTCTCAGACTGTCTTGATTACCTGTTGTGCTTTTACCTGCGTGACAGTTGGTACAAATACAAAAATGGCGGTGACGGCAATGGCTATGTGGTATCTACCACTGTGATACAGGAAGGATTTTCATACTAATATAAGGACGACATGTACAGACGTTTTCTCAATAACAATGACTATCTGGGGATAATCACCCCGGAGGCTCTTTCCCAGCTGACAAGGGGGAACGAAGACCGTTTCATCCAGGCGGAAGAATCGGCCGAGATGAGCGTTGTGGAGTATCTGTCCGAGAACTATGAAGTAGAAAAGGAACTTGCCAAGGGTAAATATATTGCCGAATATGATCGGCGTATTACCTATCCCGTAGGTGTACACATCTATTTTGACGGACAGATTCATGAGGTAATCCGCTCCATCAGCGGATATCGCAAGCCGGCGACAGCCCAATACTGGGAAGAATATTCGGGAATAGACATGGACGCTTGTCAGGTTGCCTGTTATTCGCAGTTCAGCACCTATTATCCCGGAGACAAGGTGAATTACAATGACGTGATTTATGTCTGTCTCAAGGAGAACGGCTACAAATTCGATGATATTCGCATTCCGATGGTGAATGGCTGGCTGGAGGCTGAAATCGCACCGTGGAACCCGGTGGAATATCCCCTATGGAGTGTTGTGGAGTATGACAACGGATTTTTCACGCTGATGACACTGGATAACTTCGACAGTAACCTCGATCCGATGACGTCGGACTGCTGGGGCGCCATAGCTGATTATGATTCCGAGTACAATGCTTATGAGTTGTCTGAAAATGAATATGTGGTTTATAACGGACACGTTTTTTACCCGGAAACGGACGTAAACGCCGACATACCACAAGTCGGGCGGAACATTTCGCTGCACGATCCCCGCAACTACAACCTCAAGAAACACATGGTGCGGTTGGCACTGTACGAACTCACGAAACTCATTGCACCTAATAATGTCAGCGTAGTCCGTATGCGCGACTACGAGGATTCCATGAAATGGCTTAATGATGCGGCCAAGTTGCGTCTCAATCCGCAGATTCCACGAAAACTTGATGAGACGAAAAAGCCAGTCACCGACTGGCAACTGGCTACCTTCCAAACGGATTATGATCCGTACAGGAATCCTTGGATGGTATGAAGTTAATCAAATTAATTTCACATTGAATGATACTGTTTCAAAATGTAGATGTGGGGCTACAGATTTACCAGATTTGTCTTCTCAACAATAAAAGAGTAGGCTTTATGGGCTTGACAAAGAAACAGTTTTACGAGTTAATATGGTAAAAATGGTTATAGGACCTGTTGGAGATTTTATTGGAGAATATGATGTTTTCGAAGTGGTGGATATTTCTACGGAGATATTTCCTCAAAAACAAATGCAATGGTTTCTGTCCGGGGCGTAGTTGCGGCCATAGATGTATGCTGACGTCCCGGATTCTCGCGACTGCTACGAGAACTTTCATCCTCGAATACTGGCGATCCTATGCAATCAGGAGGATGAGTGCGAACGTCTAGCCGGAATGCTCTATACGAAAGGTCTCACGCAGGAGCAGTTCGGCGAGGTATCCAGGATCTCTATGGCGAGCACTTGAGCAAGACAAGCATCCCACCGCTTCATAACAACCTCTGCGAGGACGTCTCGTAATGACTCACTCAATCTCTGAAGATGTATTACATGTTCGCCTTCAAAGATTGCGAATACATGAAGATCCACCGCAAGTGGAGTGTGGAGACCGAAGCCTTTTCCGTAGAGCTGGATCTGTGAAGACAAGTGCCGTGAAATGTCGGGGGGGCTCCAACAAACACATGGGGAGCACCTTGGTCTGGAGTGAGATGCTCGCAGAACTGCACGAATGGTGCATGCGGGGAATCGGCTTGGTGTGTGCCAACGGGTTGAGGATCCAGCCTACAAAGCCAATTTCATCTATCTGAACTACGAAGCAAGGATTCAGTCGATAATCTGACCAACGAGTTGAATCGAATATTTATAGAAGGACTTTCGACGGGGTACACGCATAAGGAAGACCATATCCAACGAGAGCCGGTTCTGCGGCTGATGGGCAAAACAGCCATGAATAAGTAATCGAACCTGCGGCCATAATACATTGTCCCGTTTTTTTTAATAACATAACAAACAATAAAAAAGATATGCTATCTTTGCAAAAGATATCAAATGAGCACTAACATATAAGGGGCAACCCGCTGAACTGAACGTCGAACTCGCAATTCTCGTAATCTCTATCAGTCAGTCGGCTTGCGGTCCTCGGTATATACCTTGTGGTATAGCCGTGGACGCATGGACTGTGATTGATAGAGAGGCTATGCGAGGCCCGACGTTCAAGAATGGTACTTGCGTCCTTTTTTTATGAAATACAAAGCCATAATGAGAAATTGCTTATAACAATTGTGAACTTATATAGCCACATTTAAAACTTGTTGCAATAAAACTGGAGGAAGCCCAATCAAAAATGCCGTCGCTGGCACTTGTCAAATGTGCAGGACATTCAACCAGTTTACGTGGGTCCGTATCGAATGATACGGTCCCATTTTTGTTTCCGTCAATGTACCATGACAAAAAATAATGGCCATGAAAGCCAACTCAACTAGTGTCCTTCGGTAGGTTCATCATCCTTTTTGTATCTGGAAATATTCCGTGTATTTAATGTCCACGTATGGGTTGTCACTAGAGATGGACTGATGAATGGCCTTGACCCGTTTCCAGAACCACCACCCTTTGTATTCTACCCATATAGCCTGATTTAATGTTACGGGAACCCGGATTTGGCCCTTTAATCGGCTATCCTCAATCATTCCGGTAAGTTGGATGTGCGGGGTAATCATCTCCACTTTTTGACGGAGCAACGGAACGGTATCGCGTATAATGACGGTATCCTTTACGGCTGCATCGATTGGTCCACCTACCTCCAACTGATGTTTGGCGGCCGCTTCGAGATTCTTGATCTTCACCCCAAGTTTTTTTATGGTCTCGGCATCCTGTGCACGGAAGCGTTTGTACTCTTCCACCGTCAACCGTAACCCTTTGGTATCGACAGCGAGTGTTGTGGAATCGATACGCATACGGCGCACCTCAGACAGCAAAGCTGTATTGTTTGCCTGGTAGCGGTCTCTTTCGTTTGCCAGGTGTACGTTCCTGCGATATTGGATGTAGACGATGCCCGACAGCAGCAGTACAGCCACGAGCAGATACTTTGACAATACTTTACTCATAGACTACAGCATTTTCTGGAATGAACCATATAAACTCATCCAAATAAGCTTCTTCAAGGAGTACCATGCCGCCACGAGGACTGGTTTCCATAAAGGAAAGGTCTTCGACTACAAGCCCTTTGCGCCCGACAAGTTCGTCCAGATGCATTTGGGTCAATTCGTCAGAGGCGACAATGGTCACATAGGCATTCTTTATCATAACATCCGTCTCTCGTTTGTTCTCTTCAATGTTGTGACTGGCATTTGAGCAGTTCCCGTATATCCGCACGAATCTCGTGTAAATCATTCTGTACCGTGTTAAGCTGCATCATGGTCGCTTCAAATACCGACTTGTCGAGCTTCATGGCATTGATACGGTCATACTGATCTTTGATAGTCGCTTCCAATCCGGCACATTTGGTTTCCAGTTCCGCAATTTGAGCCGTGTTGTTGATGTGCTGAATATAGAGGGTCAGTGCAAATGTCAGTACCGCAACAATGATTTTGAAATACTTGAGTACGAATTCTTTCAGTTGTTCCATAATGGTAGTATTATTCGATTAGTATAGAGAACGCTTCCTTTATTGCCCTCAAGAGCAATTCTGCCGCTGCACTGTTCCAGAATCCATAAACGACAAGTGCGACCAGAATCACCAGATATACCCACCATGCCACCTCGTTTTTATCAATCTTCCCTTTCTTCATCTTGAGACGGGTTTGTTGGGACTATCACGTTGAATATCACGTTCCCGTCACCGCCCTCGATGCGCAGTCTGTTCTCCTCCTTGTGTTTGATGGGGAAAATATCCATCAGCGCTTTGGCGGCATTCACAGAAACGGCCCTGAGGGGAGCCGGAGAGAGAGGGACACCGAAGCGGTCTGTAAAGTCCGCCGTTGCCGTTTCGTCCATGACGGCTTTCAGCGTCTCGGTAACCTGAAGCTTCACGGCCATAGTTTCCATTTCGAACCGTTCCGACGAAAGCAGGCTTTTGATGTGTGCCAGCACATGAGGCTTGTTCATAAGGTAATTCGCCGCCGCATTGGGGTTTTTGGTATGTTTCTCTCCAAATACTTCGACATAACATTTCTTCGGGCGACCGGCAAACTCCAGTCCCCCGTTTACATACAGCTCGCAGAATTGAAGTTCCTCCTCAGAGAGCTGTTTAAGTTCCTTGCTTTCTTTTGTATTATTTGTTTCCGGCATAGTTGTTCTTTCTTTATTCAAGAATAGGTTCATTCTCTTTTCGGGGTTTTCAGAAATTCGGATTTCTCCTGTATCAACTGTTCCATCAGTGCCTCATAGAAGACCTGGGCCAGCGCATCAGCACAAGCCTCAGCATCAGCCAATGAATTGATAAGGCGCATGTTGAACTTGATTTCGAGATCATAGCCGCTAATAATTGCCATGAGCTCGTTCCCGTCATAGTTTACCGCGCCATAGGTCATTCTGTCGGCAGTCCTGAACGTAATGGTTTCAGGTATTTGTCCGTTTGCAGTTTTGTCTTCTTCTTTCATATACAATTGCTATATTTTGAAATATTTTCGTGTTTTTTCCTTTTCACGGGTAAGCGAATCTGTTCCTTCCGGGTTTCGCAATCTTGAAGTAAATACCCCCAGGATGTCAAGGGTTGCCGTTACATCTGCTGCAGCATCATGGGCATCATCCAGTTCTACGCCGACCCTCTCCGCCACTATTTCTAACTTGCAGGATGTTATTTCGGCATTCGACGCGAATGTCAGCCGGCTGATGAGAAGTGTGTCGATATAATGAGGCTGAAAGTTGCCGTAGTAGTCCTTGGTCCCGGAAAATACTTTTTCAAATTCCGCCACAAGCCCCGCATAGTTCATCAGTTGCTGCATGAACCCGATATCAAACGCGATGTTCTGGCCGATAAGAAACGGCTTGCATGGATGACCCTTCGAGAGAGTATTCCGTTTGGCGAAATCGATGACTGCCCCGGCAACGGCCTGTATGTCTACACCTTGGTTCCGGAGCGTCTCCATAGTGATGGCCGAATAGTCCAACGCATTCTGCTCGTATTTCATCGGTGTCTGTTCCTCCCGCGCCTGTTCGTGTCTTGTCCGCAAGACCTTTTTACGGGGGATGCCCGTATCTCTCCTGCAATATGGAGAAATGTATGCCTGATAACTGTCTATGGTCTGCCAGGTGTCCAGCCGGACAGCCTGCAACGCGATCTGCGTACAGGCACATTCCCGACAATCCAGCCCGCCGGTCTCAAAATCGAGACCGATACCGACGTATATTTTCTGTTCTGCTTTGGGTGCCATGATTATGGTAAAATAAACATTAAAGAATTTTTATAGGTCTGTAAAGCGTTACAGCCCGTGTAATTGCTGTAGCGGATAACAGCGGTCATAATAACCACCTTGTCTTTCATGGAGAGTATTTCCGCTTTATGGGCTGAATAGAAGTCATTCCAACAGACACATTCTACAAGCTGGTTGTTCTGCGCCAGTACAAGTTTGGCGAATCGTTTCCTTGAGCCCGTTTCTCGGTCATTGTAGCTGTGTTCCGACACGTCGGCTACGGTCGCGCAAACGGTGGCTCTTCGGCCGTCATTCTCGTCCTTGAGTATCTCTTCCAGGGATAAATAGCTCGCCTTTCCCTTGACCGCGGCGCGGGCCTCGGAATTGTCAAATATGCGTCGGTAATCGATGCTGCCGATACCCGAAACTTCGATCTGGAGTCTTGACCAGAAATAGTGTCTGTCACGCAAGGATTCCGGGAAGTCTTTCTCGGGGAGTTCGAATCCGAGCTCTTGCGCCGCCCGCTTCAGAACGGCATGACGTTCGGTTACCGCCTGAACATTTTCTATTCGGTCAAAACAGCCGGCAAGTATCATGTTCTTTACATGACGGGCATTGACGGGAACCTTGACCGCCTCGTCCGGGTTATCCGGGTCCTCCCAGTATTTGTATTTTTTGAGCTTGTACCGAAATATCCGGTGGATGAAGTTCTCGATACTAAGAAAAGCTCCTTTAGCCCGTTCTGTCACAATGTATTCAACGGTTTTAATTCCCACCTGTTTGATGCGTGTCAGGGACCAGTAAATTTCATCCGTGGTATAATCGGTGAAAAACTCCACTGTAGAGTGGTTGATGTCAGGAGGTACAATCTTGGCGCCCGAGCACCGTTCCATCTCTGACATGAGGGAAGGGATTTCCTTGTCATCGGCCCATTGCAGGGCGACCGTATAGAATGCCGAGGGGAAATTGGCTTTGAGCCATGCTCCGCAGAAGGCAGTCAAGGCGTATGCCGCTGCATGGCTCCGATTGAAGGAGTATTTCCCCGCCACTTCAATCTTATGCCAGATCTCTTCTGCTTCATAGTCGGGGCAGCCGTTACGGATGGCTCCTGCTATGAAATCGGCCTTTAAGGAGGCCATAAGGTCGGCTTTCTTTTTTCCGATGGCTTTGCGCAGGTAGTCTGTCTTTCCCAAGTCAAATCCTCCGAGGGTATGGGCCACGGACATGAACTGTTCCTGGTACACCATAATTCCGAATGTGTTCCTGGTCGCCTCATAGCAACCGAAATTGTATACCGGCTCTACTTCTCCGCGCCTGAAACGCACATAGTCATCCGTTGCGCCGATATCGAGTGTTGCCGGCCGGTACAAAGCATTGATGGCGATCAGGTCTTCGATACAGTCGGGCTGTACGTCCTGAATAAAACGGGTGATACCCGGTGAAGAGAACTGAAAAATGTTCTGCGTGTTCCCTTCCGACAGCAGCCGGTAAGTCTTCTCGTCATCCAGCATCTCGCCGGTAATCCTTTCTATGCTGAGCGACTGTCCGTAGTGCTCGTTGACCAGGCGAAGTACGGCACTGAGCTTGGCCAGTTCCTTGGTGGCAAGCACATCCTCCTTCAACAGGCCGATCTCATCCACGGAATAGCCGTCAAACTCGGAAACCAACACACCTTCCATTTTGCGGACAGGCAGGAAATCAAAACACTCGGCAGTTTGCCCATCTTTGGAGTCGGGCGTGACAATGATTGCCGAGGCGTGTATGGAAGCAGCCTTGGGTTGGCCGAGCACCATGCGCACGTCTTCGATAACCTGCGGGTAACGCTGGATAAAATCATAAAGCTTGCGGTTGGAGCGGGCAAGTTTGAAAAGTCCTGTCCAGTCCGTCGTATCGTCCAGCATTGCTGTAATGTAGTTGACTATATGGTGAGGTATTCTGTGCACCCTTGCCACATCTTTCAGGGCAGCCTTCAACTTCATGGTTGTGAACGTGCCCGCTGAGAAGACTCGCTGGCGGCCATTGACGTTATATCGTTCTTCAAGGTAATCCTTGATTTCCTGCCTGCGGTCCGAGGCGTAATCGACATCGATATCCGCCTTACGGGGGGGGGGGGGGGGGGGCGCCCCCCCCCCCCCCCCCCCCCTCTCTCGGCG